CTACCAGGATTAAAAATTTCAAAAAAAAAAAAATAAAAAGTAGTAAATTATAAATAGTGCTGTGCCGTATTTCGATCAGTAAATTGTTTTGTGTATTATAGCTTACGTAAAACAACTTAAATTATAATACTTTTATGGCTATAATATGAATATTCCAGAGGATAAAATCATTAATACCGTTCTTTTTAGATGTTCTGAGTGTGGATATGAAACCAGTATCCATTCAAACCGATCACAACATCTAAAGACTAAAAAATGTTCTCGAGCGACGTTTGAAACGATACGCACTCCGGTCATAAAAGTGACCGACGTAATGGAACTCCTCAAAAATATCACCTCTACGACGTACAATCAAACTGCAAACGTGATCAATAATGCAAATAATAATGTCAACATAACCGTCAATCTTGTGGTGCCTAACAACTCCGTTATCGGCTCCATTCAAGAAGCTCTTGCAAACGAAGATTGTGTTGGAGAAATTCGAGGTGCCGATCCAACTGAAATTCCGGCAATATTATTCAAGTATACTCGCGGAGCTCTTGCAAATCAAAAACACATACGATATGATCCCGTGAAAGATGCCGTCCATTATGTAGATCCTGTCACAGGCACTGAAACATCAAAAAATCTTAAAAAATTTAGAAATGAATATCTCAATGAGCAGGCCGATTTTTATGATGATGAAACATTCGTTGATTATACACCAAATAACGTCAAGAACAGCTTGAAAGACTTGACTCGTCCTGATTATTTCAGTGGCAAGAAGGTCGAAAAACCGGGACACTCAAAGAAAGTCCCAGAAAAAATATCAGCTGGTCAGGTCATAAAAACATATGCCTCTGGATCGCACGACAAGTATAAGTTTCCCATCGAAACAAAAGACTTTAATTTTAAAGTTGTGAAACACGTAGATAACGAAATCAAAAGCACGTGATATATCGTCACGCTCGTTTTATATACACTCACGAAAATACAGAGTAAGTATGGATCACCAGGACTGGACTCCGGTCGTCTTGAACAAGAAGACATCGTCATCTGGCAAAGCGACGGCGTCTCACATAGCCAGTGGCCAGTTCGAAACCGTCAAGAAGACGCACGTGGATTCGTCGAGCAGGAAACTGGAGAACGACACCGAAACCTTCGAACACAAGACCGTGAGCAGCAAGCTCGCGAACGAGATCATCAGAGCTCGAGTCGCGAAGAAGTGGTCGCGAGCCGATCTCGCTAAAAACATCAACGAGCACGAACGAGTCGTCGCCGAGTACGAAACGAAGAAGGCGATTCCGAACGCTCAGATATTGTCAAAGATGTCGAGAGTTCTCGGTGTCAAACTGAATAAAAATATGTAATACATATGATATGATGTATGATTATGTCGTGATCGGTGGAGGGGTCGCGGGATTGTACGCAAACACAAAACTTGCAAAGAAGAAAAAAAACGGGATCGTGTTGGAAAAAAACGATGACGTTATAGGAAGGGCGAGGGAACACGATTTTCACGGAGCGCGTGTGAAATGCGGCGCGGGGATCGGAGTTCCGGAAAACAAGAAACTCGTGAAGCTATTGAAAAAGTTTAAAATGGACACGACGGCCCACGGGGGACCTGCGATCGTGGATCTGCGGGAGCCTCCGTTCGACATGAAGAAGGCCGTGAAGGAAGTTAAAAAGACGTACAAAAAGATCACGAAGACAGATCTCGCGTCGCTGACATCTCGAGAAATATTGTACAAGTATTTTTCGAGCGAATTCGCGGAGCAGTTTATCAGACACTCCGAATTTCACGATTATCTCGACGGGTCGTTCGAGTATCTGTTCAAGTATTATGACATCGACGATCTGGACAATGCGGAGTTCAAGAAAATATACGTCGACTGGACGAAACTCGTCGAGCATCTCGCGCTTCCTAATATAAGAACCAAGTATGTCGTGAAAAAGATAGAAAAGAAAGGCAAGATATTCGTAATAAACAATGACATAGAGACGAACGAGATCGTCCTCGCGCTCACGGTGAACGCGTTGGATTCCATCCAGTTGGTGAATTTTAAGATGCCGACGTACGGGGATTTCGTGGGATCCACTCCGTTTGCCAGAGTGTACGCATGGTACAAAAAAGGATACTCGATGAAAGACGGTTATGTCATGGTCGACGGACCGTGTGACAAACTCATCAAATTAAACAATAATGTTTTGATGGCATCGTACTCGGATGGTATCGAACATGTTGGATTCTGGATGAAAGTAAAAAAGCTCCCGATGGATGAACGTAGAAAAGTCGTCCGAGACGAATTAACAAAAGCAGGGTACGATTTCGGTCTCCCCGATGATGTGTTCTCGGCCGAGTGGACCGATGGAGACCACTATTTTAGGCCGTACAAAGGAACGATCGACAAGCTGCTCGACAAGCTCCAAAAACCGTGTAAGAACGTGTACGTTATCGGCGAGATGGTATCGAAACGTCAGGGGTACGTCGAAGGCGCATTATTGTCGGTCGATCGCATCTTTAAATAATGTTTGTATATGATATATCGCATGAAAATGAATGCGAACGAACATTGGGATGACGTGTGTCAGATGTATAACGCTCTGAGAGACAAAGGAACGAGTCATGATGACGCCATCAAAAGCGTGCAATCTAAGTATTCCGGTGTCGGTCCAGTAAATCAACAAAGATTACAAGATCAGTACAAACCGAAACCGAAGCCCGCACCGAAGCCTCCGGTTACCAATGATGTGATAAGCACGCTCGACTTGAATGTGCTCACCAAGGGAGGAGGTAATTGGAACATCAAAAAAGTGAACATGAAAAAAAGTGTCGTCGCAAATTTCCAGGGAAAGACGGTCGTAAAGGCAGTGTATGATAAAAATTCCGGGACGAGTTCTGATCCTGGAGTCGGAGGATTCAGTTTCACTGCGGTTCCCGACAAGATGAACGATCAAGAAATCGCATTTGCATGGAAAGTATTTTATCCCAAAGGATTTGATTTTGCAAAAGGTGGCAAGCATGGAGGTCCGTTCATCGGACATGGAGCGGCAAGCGGGTACAACCACTCTAAAACCGGGTCTTCCAACCGTGTAATGTGGCAAATCGATGGAGGAATTATCGATTATATCTATCCTCCGGAAGATTTGAGACAAACTATCCCGGGTCTCGTCGCGGAAGGTCACGGCTGCGGATTTTTTAAAAATGATTTTGCAAAAGCTCTAAAATACGATGTTTGGAATCAGATAGAAATTGGCACTAAAATGAATACTTTTAAAAATGGAGTCCCGCAACTCGACGGTCAATCATACGTGATCGTCAACGGTAAGAAGGCTGTCCTCAAAGGAGTAAATTGGGCTCGGAGTCCCGACTTGAACATTTCAAATTTCGGATGGAATACCTTCTTTGGAGGCCCCGACCCTTCGCCGGTGACTCAATATTGCTACTTTACGGATTTTCAAATGAAGAAGTATCAATCGTGAGTTTTTAGAAAATCTTCATACATCTTGCGTCATGGCAAGTTGGGAAATCTGATTAATATATAAGACCGAATCGAACCGAACGCCAGACAGATCGGGTCACTATGATGATTTTGACACGGATATTGTGATCGTATAACAAACATTCACAACTTCTTCCACGTGCGGCCATACGCCATTGAACGTTTTCCTTTGAACACCTTTGAAATATTACTACTAGTTGCACTCGGCCAATCGTTCTTTTGGAGATACTTTGCGGCGTCATCTTGGCTCTCGTGATTTTTTTCGAACACACCATTGATATATGATGCGCACTTCTGACGCTCGGTCATCGTGCCGTCGTACTTATCGTTGTCGTGCGCGTCCTTGATGTTCATCGGTTGCGTGCCGATCCGGAGCTTCTCGGGCCGGAAATCCAGGCGATCGTCTTTTTCGTGGAGGATTATCTCGGTCGGCTTCATCGCCGCGTACAATTCAGGAAACCACGTTTTAAATACGACGACGTGGCACGACATGTTTTTGCCGTTAATTAATATTTTAGGATATCCCTTGTTTACGCCTAGGCGCTCGCCAGAAAACACGTTTTCCGCATGTTTCGTGATATATTTCATCCTACTCATGTTCGACACTTCCCAGCGGCCGCGAGAGTTCTCGGATCCTATCACGGGCTTCCATAGTTCTCCTTCGAGATCAGGATACTCCTTGTAACGAAAGCCGTACTTCTTTTCTTGAGCAAATTTTAAGATCGTTGTAGGATGGTACGACTTGCCGTTCTTTTTCTTGAACTCGTCGGTCCATTCCTCGGCGGTCATTTCTTCGTTTAGTGTGTCGTTGACGATGATGAATGCGGATTTATATGTTTCCGGGCGATCCTGATTTGCGATTTGCCCCGATGGGTCGAGCCAGCGGATGTTGTCGAGCTGGTCGTCGTTGCGGTTCTTGTTTTTGTGGTCTGCGGTGTACGACGAGTCGGGGGGAGGTCCGAGGAACGTCGACGCGACGATCCTGGCGACTCGCAAATGAAGTTGTTTCTTATCGTGCGTGATGGTCACGGTCGCGTATCCTCCCTTATTCCATTTGATGCTCGGACTTTCTTGGCCGCCGCGCGGCGTCGCGTATCGAACGACCCCGAGCGTGTCGATCGTGTACTTTTTCGATTCCAGCGGAGGATTGTTGTTATGAAAAAAATACGTGATAGGACGTATTTCGTACTCGTCGTCCGTCATCTCTTCTACGACACACAGCAGATATTATAAATTGTGTTTTGTCGATATACGGCTATGTTGATATATGTGTCATTTATGTATATCGTCAACAGACATATATAACATTCTCACCGAACACGATAGCATCAAAATGAACTTCGTCAAGAGCGCCGAGCGTCTGATCGAAATCCAGAAGTCTTTGGCTGAAAACGCGAAGACGACAAAGGAAATGCGCAAGGAAAAGCTGGCGCTGACCAAGGAAGTCATGGAGTACATGATTCAACACAACATCGATGATCACGTTCACGACGGGTACGAGATCGTTAAATCCGAGCGCGAGGTGAAGGCCAAGCTCTCTATCGAGATGATCGAAGGCATGCTCGAGAACTTCGAAGGCGAGGAGCTCGACCAGGAGAAGATCGAGCGGATCGTCAACGCGATCGTCGAAGCCGAGAGCACCGACGAGAAGAAAACCGTCCTCGCGATTAAGAAGAAACGTCAGCCGAAGCCCAAGAAGTCGAACGATGATTCGTGATCAACGTTGCGTGTAATTTTTTGATGGTCGTTATAGCCCAAGGCTCCGTGTAAATACGCTTCGAAATCCAGTCGAGAATTACGTCCAGAACGAGTTCGTTATGTTTTTCGGGTATGATGTCGTGACCGAACACAGTTGACAGATACAGCTTTTTGTCCAGAGACGATGCCTCCGCGTACAATCGCTTCGATCCGTCCACGTCCGTGATGCGATCCTTCTCCGAATGGATCACGACAAACGGAACTCGTACGTCTTTCATGCATTTGCCGAGGGTTTCCGTCGCGCGTATGTATTCTACGGCGTTTCTTATTCGCGTGTTTTCGTGGTACCCGAGCGGATCGCATTCCGACATGTTGTACGTATCTTCACGACCCGACGTCGCCACTATCTGAGCACCGGGAGATATCGCACTGACGATCGACGAGAGCGGGCGAATGTACGGGTTCAATCCTCTGCGCGACACCTTTTCCAACGAAATCATCGGCGCCAGCAAGATGACGCCCGCGAACATGGATGGCTCTTCCAGAATCGCGTGTAAGGAAATGCATCCCCCGAGTGAGTGTCCCATAACGAAGAGAGGTATGTGGGGCAATCGTATCTCACGTGCGAACTGCAGAACGTCCGCGACGTAGTCGTCGAACTTCTCGACGTAACATCTCAGTCCTCGCTTCGATTCGCTGCGTCCACATCCTTGCGCGTCCATGGCGAACACGGATATTCCTGCTTCGTTGAATTTTTCGACCCAGCTTTCTTCGTATCGAGCGGGTTTCTCGTCGAATCGCGAATGATTGAGGATGTGGAATCCGTAACTGCCGTGTCCGTGCACGAACAAAATTATCGCGCGCGAGTCTATCGCGCTCCACGAATACGTTCGAAGTCGAAGTCCGTCCTTGTTTGTCATATTGCTTTGAGTTCCGTTCGGGCCGAGGAATATGACCGGGTCTACATCATCGTACATAACTACAACGAACAAAAATAAGTTAAGTTGATGTAAACACCACGCGAATTTAATAATTTCTATTATAAATATGACGACGATCACGTATGAAACAGACTATCTTCCTCCTCCTCAGCTCGTACTTCCCGACATTAACGAAGTCATGAGCAGCATAAAAGACCCGCAACAGAACGACTTATTTCTGGAAATGCCGTACGTGCCCGTGCCTAAGGCCATAGACAACGTCGGCTCGTTCGAACTGAATAACCTTGCGACGGCGAAAGACATTGCGACATTACAGAAGAAAGTCAATGACAACGCCAAGAAAATGTACGAACAAGCAACCGTGAGAGGATTGACGCTTCGTAATGGAGTTCAAGATATGTACGAAGCGCTCACAGGTATACCCGCGGATTTGTACAAAAACGATATGAACGTCTCGGTAAAAACTCTTTTAACCAAAAACAATCGCCTTCGTGGCCTTGGTCTGCTTTTTATCCTGTTTGCACTGGCTGCTTTTCTGTTTGTGACGTTTAGTTGATTTTACACTTGCGCGCCGACAAAGCGGTTGTTGTTAAATGCCGACCAATCGATGGGCTCGTCGTCGTCCTCGTACTCGTCCTCGTCATCATCCTCCGAGTAATCGTCCTCGGGAACGACTGGCCCACCGAAAAAGTTCTGTTGCACGTGCGCGACCGGCTCCTCGTTCACGATCGCCATGTCCTCGAACGCCGCCATGAGTTCTTTTTCGAGGTCGTCCTCGGTAATCTCGCCGTCCTCATCGATCTCGTGGTCCTCATCTTCGTCGATCTCGTTGCCACAGTCCTCGGTCTCGTCGTCCTCCTCGATCGGCTCGTCGTCATCGTCCTCTTCGATCGGCTCGTCATCATCGTCCTCCTCGATCGGCTCGTCGTCGGGCAACTTCTTCTTGAGCGCGGTCTTGAGCAGACGCTCGACCTTCTTGCGCTCGTCCTCCTTCTCCTTAGTCTTCTTGATCAGAGCGGCCTCGCTCTTGGTCCTCTTCTTGAGAGACTCCTTCAGCAGACGCACCGACTCCTTCGCGTCCTCCATGATCGCCTTCTCGAAGGCCCGCATGACCATCTTCTCGACGATCGCGGAGTTCTTCTTCTCCTCCTTTTCGATAAATTTCTTCTCCTTCTCCGCGGCCCGCGCGATCGCCGCCGCTTCCTTCTTGAGCGCGCGCTCGACGGCGCGAGCCTGGGCCTTCATCAGCTTCTCTGCTTCAGAGATCTTAGCCATGTTGATGTTTTGATTTGGTGAAAAAGCGGACGAGAAATGAGATTATATACACTTGTGGAATAGAAAGAAAATGACACTCTCCGGGGACAAATGACACTCGCCAAAACAAATGACACTCGCTTCATGCATAGCATGCGTCGTTGTTTGTAATTATATCCTATATGTAACAAACCGAATATTGTCCGAAACCGTTAAACTGGGACGCGATGACGTTTGTGTAGGCGCCCCAGGATTCGAAATAAACCCAGTCGTCTACGTGGAGTTCCGGAAGGATCACCTGTTTGTTTATGACGTCGACTCCGTCGCACGTGGGCCCGTACAGAACGCTCATGTGCTTTGGCGCGTCGTCGTCGACGTCCTTGACGATCACCGGGACGGGCTCGGCCTTTTCGTGGATGCAATTGGACATGCCTCCGTACGTGCCTTCGTTGAGAAAGTATTCGTAGAGTCCCTCTCTGACTCGCTTGCCTACCACTTGACACGCGAGAACCGAATAATGCTGTGCAAAAAATCTTCCGGGTTCGGCGATGAACTTCACGTCGATGCCCGCGAAGAAATCTCTCATTCCGTCCTGGATGTATTGTGCCACGCACGAAGTCACCGTGCCATCGTCTTCTATGTCGGCGAACATTCCGCCTCCTATGTCTACGATGCGGATGTCGTGACCCGCGTCTTTGGCGACGTCGTACGTTTCCCTCGCGAGCTTGAGAGCTTGCCAGTACGCGTCCGGATTTCTGCTGCCGGATCCCACGTGGAACGAAATGCCGACGACGGTGACTCCGATGGTCTTGGCGTGCGCCAACAAAGGTTCTATTTCCGTTTCGTTCGCCCCGTATTTGTTTAATTTGACGATGGCCATGGGATCGGTGCTCCGAATGCGTATCATCGTCTTCGCTTGCGGGTGATACAGCTTGATTTTGTCGAGCTCGTGGGTCGAGTCGAACGTCATGAGGTTCGTTCCGGAGTCGTGAGCGAACACGAGAGAGCCGGGTGATTTGATGGTGTGCGCAAAGAGGATCCGCGAGGGATCGACGCCGAGCTTCAGGACTTGCAAGATCTCGTTTCTTGACGCGCAGTCGAAGTTGACTCCTTTTTTGGCGAGGGTCTTCAGGAGCACCTCGTCGTTGTTGCACTTCACTGCGTAATACGGTTTTATGTTGGGAAACAACCGGGTCCAATCGTCGACGAGGGACTGGGCGCGTTCGACATCGCACACGTAAAACGATTTTTCCTGAAACCGGTCGGCGACGATCTTTCGGATTGTTTCCTTCATTTCTTAATCGTACATTTTTATTGTCATTAAGTTAACGGGTTTTGTCGATATTGTTGTATATCGACAAAACCGAATGCAAAGAATCAGGCGTTTCTGAATGGTCTCAACGGATTTTTCTTCTTTCCAGAAGAAGAATCGATCACGAACAACCCCCCTTTTTTGCCCCTGTAGATTTTCTGACCTTTCTTGTCGACTTGTCCCGTGGGATGCAATTCGTCCTTGTTCGCTTTTGCTTTGACTTTATCGTGGACGTAAGGGACCCGCTTGCCGATGCTCGATATCACGTATCTACCCCCACGAGAACCGATGTAAATGTTGCGCCCTCGCTTGTCGCGTTCACCGGAGTTCTCTCCCCAGTATTTGTTTGCGAACTTTCGGTCGGGAGTCGCGAGCGGCTCGTTTCCTATGTTGCCCAGACTGGCGAGACTGAACGCCGGCGAAGCTCCACCGTTTTTCGGAGGAGAACCGAGCAGACTGAACGTTGGCGAAGCTCTACCGTTTTGCACAGGTGATCCGAGCAAACTGAACACCGGAGAAGCCGGTTTTTGAACGCGAGGCGCGATTTTTCTCGCCGGCTTCGATTTGGGAGCTATCTTTCTGACGGGCTTCGATTTGGGAGCGATCTTTCTTGCCGGCTTCGTTCTGGGAGCTATCTTTCTGACGGGTTTCTTTGCAGGGGATTTGTTTCTTTTGGGTGACTTGAACATGTTGTTCAAATTGGGCATATCGTTATTCGAGTTGCTCATTTATTATATGCAATCATTTTATTTTTATCATGTGTAAATCTGCATCTTTGACTCAGGTCGTCGCGATTTCTCATCATAGAGCGTTATTATCCTTATATAGTTGCTCAAAGGAAATGAAGTCGTTCGAAAACGGCGCGAGATCCGTCTCGTCGATATGAGCGACCCCCTTGGGAACTCCGGATTCGTCTTTCGGAGTCGATGCACCATTAAATGAACTGAATTTCTTTATCCACAATCTTCCGTTTGGCGCGAGGATGGCGACCAAAGCGAGTTTTAGAGCGTATGCTTGTACTTGATCGTACACGATGAACGCGATGTCGTAATGTGCGTTCTTCAAGTTGTCGACTCCTTTTGCTGCGTACTCCACAGATACGAACTCCAATACTGGTGCGTCGGGTCCCTTGACTCTTGAAAGAGCCTTCTTGGCGATCGCTTCTACTTCGGAGTCGGAATACGGAGCGGCTTCGGGAAAACTTGCTCCTTTCATCAGAGACATCGGGGCGTTCTTATCCGTGAATCGAGACAGCATCCTGTCGAATGACGTGGCGGAATCGCCCACGGGATCCGCGAAAACGAACGTCAGATTTAGGGGTTGCTGAGTATATGTTTGACTCGGATTTTCCGGGATGGGTTCCGCGAACTTGCCAACTACGACTCCGTTTTCGAACTTTTCTTTTTGTCTGTAGTATATCACCGCGATCACTGCGACGAGCAGAAGAACCGCAAGTCCTATAAACAGAGTGGTATCCATTTAGTATTGTAAATATTTTAAAATAATATGTTTTTAATCTTAAATGTCGTCTAAAGGACTGGTCGTGGTCAGCTCGGAATGTACGAACTGCGCGAGATTGCTCGAGACCCTCAAGAGAATCAAGAATCACGGTCTCCTCGTGGTCGATTATTCGTCGCTGACTCCCATGCAGAGAGTAGGGCTGACTGCGGTACCGACGTTGATCCAGAATGACGGAAAGAGAATAGTCGGGACCGCAGTTTTCGAATACATTAACGCAAAATACTATCAGGTTATGACGATCGACGGCTTCGACGGACTCGACTCCGACGAACTTTTATTTTCGAGCGTCGGCGACCCCGTTGGGCAGGCGGATCAGGGGTCATCGTACGCGTTTTTATAAAAATATTTACGTATGAAAATGTCGTCGTTATTGGACGCTGCAAAGAACACCGTGAAAGAAAGTGCGATTGCCGTGAAAGAAAGCGCAAAGAAAGCAACGACGGAACTCACTATTAGATTTGCCGACATGGTAGTTGCCGCTGCTGGAATCGTAGCAGCCCTCTCGTGGAACGATGCCGTGAAATCTCTCTTTGCCGAAGGTGGTGTATTTCACAAGTTTGCCACGGGAGGTCCTTGGGCAGCCGCGGTTGTGATAACGCTCTTTGCGATCGGTCTAGGATACTGGAGAGCGAGATTGATTCCGGCGTCTACAAATGTCAAAAAGTAATTACACGAGTCGTTCCATCATGATGCGGCCGCCAAACGAGGAGTACACTATCGTCTTCACGCCGTGCTGCCGCAATGCGTTCATGCACATCGGACACGGCCTCGAGTTGCCCAGAACCCCGGTTTTCGATACCCGAACGATGACCGCCTTCAGATTGTCGTATAGATTGGCATTCTGTATCTTCCACAGAGCGTCCATTTCGGCGTGGATAGAAAGAGTGCCGATATTTTTACGCGTGTGGTTGACCCCACGTGCCAAAACATTTTTCCCGCTGAGGACGATGCACCCGTGTCTGAACGAACCTTCGGCCTGTCTCGTCAGCTCAGCCGCGGCGTCTATTGCCTCTATGAGCCTCATCGTGTTTTGCGGAACGTCCGCAGACTGGCGTATATATAGTTTGTATTCCGGGTCAAATGACATATGTGGCGTTTTTGTCGATATTATGTTATATCGACGCATCGGGGTATAAATTAATATAGTATGGAACTATATACTATGGATTTTAAACAACTCGATCTTCAGCGGATTATAACAGAGTTTGATTCTAAACTCGACAAGCAGCAAAAACTTTTTTACGGTCAGTTTCAAAAATTATTCGAACAAAATGCTACTATCCAGAAAGAAAATGCTGCTATCAAGAAAGAAAATGCTGCTATCAAGAAAGAAAATGCTGCTATCAAGAAAGAAAATGCTGCTATCAAGAAAGAAAATGTACGTCTTCGAGATCGAGTTGACACGCTCGAGAAACAACTGAAAGAAACACAGGCGCGGCTGAAAGCTTTCGAAGCTAGAATGTACGCCCGAGGGAGATCGAATCGGATTTCCGCTCGACAAGACGATTCCAATTATAGGAAAAAAGTAGACCAATGGCACAATCAATTTCACTCTAAATCTTTCACACCGGCTCAAATTCAAGCGATGAAACAAGCGGTAGGTACTGCCTATTCGATCAGGGAGAGTTATGCAAAACGTCGTGTACCACGGCCGCCGAATAGTTACGGTTCTATGAAAACCGATAGTTTGAAAGCAGTACACTACGCATTAGGCAGAACATCGAACAGATCATCGAGTCATGCAAAATCGAACACGATGTCTCATACATCGAATGCTACGAGCAAAAAATCTCCAAAGCAAAAACATTTTCCACGCCACGGCAAGAGTTCTTCCTGATGAGAATTGCTATTTCTTTGACCGCGTGTTTTGTCGATATTATGTTATATCGACAAAAACGCTCGAGAAATTTTTACACGCTCACGCTGCTTGGGCTCATCAGAGACGTGGTGATGAGTGTCGCGGCGGTATCGGTGCTCATGGCCATTGGCTTGCGTCTGAACACGCTCTTTATTTTCGACACGTCGAAAGGTCTGTACACGAGGAGGACCGCGAGGAGGATGGCTCCAGATATGTACACGATCGCCTTTGTCGTGTCCGCGGTCTTGTCTTGCTTGTCATTTTTCATTACTTTCACGAAATGAACGATGGACAGAGCGATGAGCGTGATCGTGACGACCCAGAAGAAAGTCGTCAGATACGAATTCATTTTTATATATTATAATATTATAATAAAAATGAAATTTGATACGATTCTCGTCGTATTTTTCTCTGCGATGATACTGTATGCCGCGTTTAAGTACGAAAGAATTGATCTCGGATGCGAATCGTGCTGGAATACGAACGTCAACGCGTGCAGCGATTATAACTCCGTGTATGTTAAAGATACCGAATGCGGGAAACACGACGGCCCTCGTGATATAAAGAACAAACTAATGAAGCTATTGAACTTTGACGAAGCGGCTGGAACGTGGAAGCGTTGTGTGTTATGGAGCTTCATGTTGGCGTGTCTGGGATACGTGATTTATAGTAAAGGTGGGTGCATCGACGATACGAACATCGTTAATAAGCACTGGCTGTTCGTTATCTCTTGGCTCGTGTTTGCGACTGTTCTGTACTTGCTGAAAAGTTTTGAGTCGGTTCACATATACCGAATCATAAAGAAAAATGGTAGCAAATTGTGTGATAGATTATACAAACACGCTATATCGTCAGCGTAAACAATTTAAATAAACGATCGTAAGTATCGGCAATGGACTCGGACGACGTTCTGTTTCACATTCGAACTGTGCAGGGATCGGTGATCAAATCCTTGTTTGACACGCTGAAGGAGATCCTTCATGATGTGTCGATCACGTTCGATTCTTCGGGCATCAAGATCTCGGCCATGGACGGTGCCAAGGTAAGTCTCGTGCACATGAAACTGAACGCAGAGTCGTTCGAAGAGTACAAATGCGAAAAGAGTTACGAGCTCGGCATCAACGTGTCCAACATGTTCAAGCTCCTTCGCAGCGCGGGAAGTCACGACTCCATCCTGTTCAGGTATTTGAAATCGAATCCGCATGTTCTGGAGATCACGATCCAAAACTTCGAAAAAAACTCGTTGACGAGGTTCGAACTCAAGCTCATCGAGATCGACGCCGCGTACATCGAGATCAACGATCTCGAATTCGACACGATCATCAGCATTCCTTCGAATTACTTCCAACGCCTGTGCCGCGACATGTCTGAACTCACTGATTTTCTCTGGATCGAGAAGAAAGATGGAATCGTCAGCTTCTGCTCCGATTACACATCCACGACGGATTTTGCGTCCCAGCGGACGATTCTCGGCGAATCCGATACGGGAAAGATCACGACGATCGAAGAAGCCGACTACTCGAGCAAGTTTTCCTTGAAGTACCTCACGGGATTCGCAAAGGCGTCGGGCCTCTCGTCGGTCGTAGAACTATATCTAAAGACGGCATTTCCTCTCATCCTTTCGTACAAAGTAGGCAGTATCGGCTCGCTCCGCTTCGTGGTAGCTCCTCGCGGTGATGATTGAGATTACGTAATCTCTCGAGTGTCATTTGTTTTGTCATTTGTCCCCGGCGTGCCTCAGACATAAATACTCCTTTTTTTTCCTGTAATTCACTAAAAACACAAAGCTAAAACTCGCACGGACAAAATGACCAGCTGCAACGAGAACAAGCTCCGCGATCTGGAGCGCGATATCGATTGGTACATCGATGAGATCGCTTATGTCGAGCGTGATATCAACGAGCACGGATACGCCGGATACACCGGGTTTCAAGAATATCAAACGTATTTCACCGAGGAGGAGAAGAACTTCATCGCCTCGGAAGTTCGTCGCTCTTTCGAGGACGTCGAGTACCTGAAAAACCTCAAGATGGAATTGGAGGACCTCCGCAAAGAGTACACGAACCTGTCCGACGCGATCAACATCGCTCGCCAAATAAAGAATTCCAAAGTATTCGTGCCGATTTATGCCGAACAGATCTTCGTCGAAGACTCCGATGTCTTCGACGAATCCGCATTCGGGCCTGAAATTTTCATTGTGTAAAAAACAAAATATCAAAAAAAAATAAGATCAAAAAAAATTAGCGTTTGCGTCTGATGGGCGACGGGGTTCGTGGGACCATCGAACGTTTCTGACTCAGTTGTTTTTGCATGCTCATCTGGCGTTTCCTTTCCATGTCTTGTCGCTTTTTAGCGTCTTGCTGACGTTTTCTTTCGATTTCTTGCTTCTTCTTCAGTTCCATTTGCTGACGCTTCTTGGCGTCTTCTTGGCGTTTTCTTTCCGCTTCTTGCTTTTTCTTCAGGTCCGATTGCTGACGCTTCTTGGCGTCTTCTTGACGTTTTCTTTCCGTTTCTTGCTTCTTCTTTGATTCGAATTGTTGTTTCTTTAACATGTCTGCTCGTTTTTTTTCTTGGTCACGTTTTTGTTGATCTATGGGAGTTTGTGTTGTCTTTGCGGGAGACAGCGCCGTCTTGGATACGGACTTTTGAGGATTCGTCATCACCAGAGGAGACGGAGCAACTTTTCTCATTTTGGGAACGGGCGTTTGACCTAGAATAATAGGAGACCTCGTGGACGGAGACGACCTCTCTTTCTCGAGACGTTTCAAATTTGCGATTAGCTTTTCGCGACTCGTCCTGAACCTGACGAGATTCTGTCTGCGTCTCTCGAGGACCTTGGAAAACTTGGAAGCCTTTGTCGTGTCTCTACGTTTTGCGGCCGATTCGACTTCCTTCTGGAACCGCTGGACATTCGTCGTCGCCTTTTGCGCGCTTTCTGTCACCTTCTTTATCTTTCTTTTCGTCTGGACGATCTGAGCATCTATTGTCTTCTTTTTTTCGAGTTCGATCTTTTTGAGACGCTCCGCCTCTCTGGCTCTTTTTTCGGCTTCTGCGTCTTTCTGAGGTGACTTGAACGATTGTTTCTTGCGTACTTCGTACGCCTTGTTCAACGCCTCGACGAGTTCTTTTCTTTTCTTTGCGACGGCAGCGGATCTTTTTTGTTTGTATACTTTTTCGACGTTCTGTGGTGTTTTTCCGGGGAGTAATACTTCTGGAGGAACTGACGCAAGACCTGAGAACTTCTTGCCTTGAGGAGATGGCGTTTTTCCGCCGAGTTGCTTTCTACGAACGATGATCGCCTTGTCGAGGGCGGCGACGAGGGCCTGGCGCTTCTTCTGGACGGCGGCGGCTCGGCGGTCCTTGTACGCCTTCTCGATCTCCGCGATCGTCACGCCCGGAATGAGACGCTCCGGCGACACCTTCATCACGTTGGCACCCTGCGTTTTCAGGCGTTGGAGTCGAACCGGGAGCGCCCGATCGAGCCTGTCGACCATCGCCTTGTCGCCCTTCTTCAGGGCCTTGGCTTTGCGGTTGCTGTATATTCTTCTGACCGCATCTTCGGTCTTTCCGGGCAGCAACATCTCCGCGTCTCGCTCGGGAGATGTCGGAGCGGGAGTTTTTCCGGTAAGTGTCAAGCCTTTCTTCGGAGAGCCTCCGAGTTGCTTTCTTCTTGCGATGATCGCCTTGTCGAGGGCGGCGACGAGGGCCTGGCGCTTCTTCTGGACGGCGGCGGCTCGGCGATCCTTGTACGCCTTCTCGACCTGCTCGATCGTCGTCCCCGGAATGAGACGCTCCGGCGACACCTTCATCACGTTGGCACCCTGCGTTTTCAGGCGTTGGAGTCGAATCGGGAGCGCCCGATCGAGCCTGTCGACCATCGCCTTGTCGCCCTTCTTCAGGGCCTTGGCTTTGCGGTTGCTGTAAATTCTTCTGACCGCATCTTCGGTCTTTCCGGGCAGCAACATCTCCGCGTCTCGCTCAGGAGACGTCGGCGCGGGAGTCTTCCCAGAAGGTGTGAACCCGGACGGCGTCTTCTTGGGAGAGCCTCCGAGTTGCTTTCTTCTTACGATGATCGCCTTGTCGAGGGCGGCGACGAGGGCCTGGCGCTTCTTCTGGACGGCGGCGGCTCGGCGGTCCTTGTACGTCTTCTCGACCTGCTCGATCGTCGTCCCCGGAATGAGACGCTCCGGCGACACCTTCATCACGTTGGCACCCTGCGTTTTCAGGCGCTGCAATCGAACCGGAAGCGCCCGGTCTAGTCTGTCGACCATCGCCTTGTCGCCCTTCTTCAGAGCTTTCGCCTTGCGATTCGCGTATATCTTCTTCACGGCATCTTCGGTCTTTCCTGGTAGCAACATCTCCGCGTCTCGCTCAGGAGACGTCGGTGCGGGAGTCTTTCCGGAGGGCGTGAACCCGGACGGCGTCTTCTTGGGAGAGCCTCCGAGTTGCTGTCTTCTCACGACGAGCGCCTTGTCGAGCGCTTCTACGAACTGCATTTTTCCTGCGGCAACGGCCTTGGCGCGTTTTTTCTTGTACAAACTTTCGACTTCTTGTAAAGTCTTCCCCGGAAGAATCTGTTCCGGTTTCAAGTTTAAAGCGGTTATGGCGAGTCTCTTGTCCGCCTTTGCGTCTGCTATGGCTGCGTCGTACCCTTTGGATTTAGAAGGGTTCTTCTTCTTGAGGTCGCGAAGTTTTTTAACGACGTAAATGATATTCATTCCGGGGCGATACGTCTCTCCCAAGGCGCGTTCCCACATCCTGCCCCCCGGTTTCTCCGGGAGAGTTCCTGATTTCGTGACCGGACCTTGCACTTGAGGAGAACGAACGAACGAGGGGGTAGATTTTGAAGGTTCGTTGTAGTTTTGTTCTTCGTAAGTAGGAGACGTGCGAACAGGAGGTCTTCCAGATTGTGTGACAGGACCTGCCGGTTCATCGTACTCATCGTAATTATTTGTGATTTGTTGAGAAAACCGCGCGGGACGTCTTCCGGATTGCGTGACAGGACCCGCTGCTTGCGAATAGTCGATCCTGTTATTAAATGGTCTGTTTTGAAAACCTCCCATATTAGGACCGGGAAGAGGACCTATCGGTTGAGAATAATTCCTGCTAGGGCTGAAAGGAGGCGGTGGCATCGGTGCCGGGCCTATGGGCTGTGAATAGTTCATCCGTTGATCGAAAGGTCTGTTCTGAAAGCCTCCCATGCCTGGACCGAGAAGAGGTCCTATTGGCTGAGAATAATTCCTGCTGGGGCTGAACGGAGGCGGTGGCATCGGCGCCGGGCCTATGGGCTGTGAATAGTTCATCCGCTGATCGAAAGGTCTGTTCTGAAAACCTCCCATGCCTGGACCAGGAAGAGGACCTATCGGAGCGCTGTAATTGATCCTCGTATTCAGAGGTTTCGTACCAGATTTTGTTTCTGGCCCTATTGGAGCGCTGTAATTGATACTCGAGTCGAGAGGTTTGGTACCCGATTTTGTTTCGGGTCCTATTGGAGCGCTGTAATCTATCCTCGAGTCGAGAGGCTTCGTGCCGGACTTTGTTTCTGGCCCGATCGGGGCGCTGTAATTGATCCTTGTATTCAGAGGTTTTGTTCCCGTTTGTGTTTCGGGTCCTATAGGTGCACTGTAATTGATCCTTGTATTCGGAGGTTTAGTACCAGACTTTGTTTCTGGCCCGATTGGAGCACTGTAATTGATTTTCTCGTTGAACGGAAGAGATGATTTCTCTTCTATTCGTGTAGACATCGAACTTGGAGAAGACGTAGGTGAAGATACGTATGTCTTCGGCGTCCCAGATAATGCCAGTGAAGGAGAAGATGGTGTCAATCCCGTTCTCGCCATGTTGTCCACGAGTTTATTGCGCTGTTTCTTGACCGCCTTGAGTTCTTCTGCCAATGCCGCAGCTTTATATTGTTCTTTTATCTCTGCCTTGGCCAGTGCCCTCGCTTCTGCTTCCGGACTCCTCCTTCTGCGAGTATTTGGAACGTATACTTGAACATATTGTCCTCCTCTGTCACTTTGGCGTACATTGACCAGCTTCTGATATCCGTTTCGAATCTCCGGTGAAGATGACATATTTACATATAAAAATATTTAAAATCATTTGGGTTTGAAAAAGCTCGTGATCTCTCGTTGATTGTTTGCCTTGTTCTTCTTGATTCGTTTTGTCGTCTTGAGTTCGTCTTTTGCCCTGTTCCGAAGTACGTCTATCTTTTCTGTGATTTCTGGATACCCGAATATGGTCACGTCTGGATCGTCGACCAGCGGTTCGAAAAGAGACACGATGGGATTTCTGAGCTGATGCTCTGCATAAAACAATCGGTCGACCACGAGACCATGATCCTTTGCGTATATCGGGTCTTCGGCTCGGAACGATTGTTTTTCGTCGGCCTTGGAGGCATCTTCTACGTATACGAACGGAACGCGAGCGCCCGACGGCACCGGAAATCCCGTGCGTTCGAAGATCTTGTTGGCGACGATGAGATGCGGTTGAACCTCGTTTTTGTACCCTGTTTTGAGGGTCTTGCTCATCACGAATTTCTCGATAGGATATTCGTTATTCAACACTTTCAAAATTTTCCCCCGAGTTTCGTTCACGGCCGTATCTACATCCTTTGCAAAAAGAATCGTGTCAAGAGATTCCTTCAGGATTTCACGAGTGATCGGCGAGAAGTCTCGTCGTACGAGCGCGAGGCCTTTCACGTCGACTTTCCCTTTTTCTTTGGGGTCTTCGAACTTGACCGCTGCGTACCTTTTCTTTGAATACAAAACGTACGGATAATAAATTTTTTCGAATTCTAGATCGTTTGGCGCCTTGTATTCCTTCGTGATCTCGCCTGCGAGCCATTTTGCCACTTCGAAATGATCGTTGATGTTGGTCTGATCTTTGCCGTCCGGAAGTTTCATGTTGACCATGATGGAATCCGTATCACCGTAAATAACGACGGATCCAGGAAGAAGTTCTACTGCTTTCCGCGCGGCCAGCTCGATCATTTTCCTTCCCGTCGCCGTCACCGATGCCGCTATGGGGACGCACGGAATAAACCCTTTCGACGCTCCGAGAAAGCCGTACACACTGTTCATAACGACTTTGAACGCCTTTTGCTTGGCGTCGTATAGAGATTCTTCGAATTCGTTTTCTTTTTCGTGCGCGATCGCCATGAGTTTTTTGGCGTTCTTTCGGAACTTTGCGAGATCGTCGAGGAGTGCTGGAACGACGCCTTGCGAATTTTGAGAATATCTGAACGTGCCGATTCCTGTTTCTATCTCGTAATACTCCACGCCAGGCATTCGTGCGTACTTGGGGTCCATCACGAGCATCTCTGGAGACATGTTGTGTGCTCGGATGATGGACGGATACAAACTTGCAAAATCTAACGCTGCTATGGGCGAAAAATATGCACCCTTTTTGGGTTCCAGAACCGTGGCGCCTTCGAATTTGCCTTCTGCGGCCCATCGCTTATCGTCCGGAATCGCGTACTCCATGTCTCGTGCCTTGCCAAACAAACACGAAAAAGCTCTCACCTGCTGACCACGAAATCCAACCCAGTCGACGGGAATTTTCACAGCGTTTGCCATCTCCGTCACGTCCTCGAATATCGCGAGCTTGGTGGTGAGTTTCAGCGGAAGCAAAGTGTCCTGTGCCGCGTATTTTGCGATGACTGCGCGATCGGCAGAGGTTCCCTCGAATTTCTCGAAGATCTGCATTGCAGGAAGGTCGTCCTTCTGATCCCCGAGATACAACTTGGACACGTTGTTCAAACTATAACTCTCCAGATTCCTGTTCTTCCTCATCCACTGAAGAAGATCCAATTGAATGATACCAGGCGTGTCGAGATAAAAAAAGAAATTTTGCCCAAACGCGTTGCTTGCGAGCTCGCGCTCGACCACGTCTCCTCCGTTCTCGGCCATCCTTCCGAGCGTATCGAGGAAGACCATGTCCTCCGCGGTCGAATCGTCAACGAGCATCTGAGCGCGCCCCGATACGTACTTCCAATCGTACTGGAACACGTTGTATCCGATGAGAACATCCGTTTTTTCTTCGGCTACGAGCTTCATCCAAGCGTTGATCACGTCACTTTCCTGCGCACAACTTACGATTTCGACTCCCGGCACGTCGTCGGTGTTTTTGAGACACACGACGACGCGACGATACGGTTCGGTCTCTCCGTACCGTTGAAATGACGTCGCGATTTGAATGAGTTTGTCGTCGACGTTAGACGACAAAGGGAACTTGCGTTCTTTGGAGTACGTCTCGATATCCCAGGACGCAAAGACTAGAGGAGGTATTGCAATTTTGTCGCTCGGATGCAGAGCCGTGAAGTTGCACCGTACCTCGATATCGCTCCGGGAAATTCGCTTTTGAACTGGAAACGACGAACTTACCCGAACCCATCCGGCGGGATTCAGATTGCGGACGTGAAACAATCTCACGATCGGATCGACGTTCGACTCGTAGATCTGATAGTTGCGCTTCAGAGCATATTTGGCCTTACGCATGCTCTCGAGCGTCGGAAACGCGAATTGTGCCAGATTTCGATACACGCCGCCGTCGAATCCCCATAGACTCTTCTTCTGCACCGGAACGCACATGTCTTTGACCGCACCGTATTTCATCACCGTCTCTGTGATGAACAATTTTTGTCGTGAATCCGACCAATTCATCGGCATCTCGAGCAAAAACACGGGATAAAATTTGATCCTCACGCATGCGGTTTCTCCTTCCGGCGTCTTGCCGTGTAAGACAATCTCGAAATTACCGTCGAGATCGGTGCTTCGCCAATCCGTGGGAAACACGTCCATTTTTTATGATTCTGTTAAACGTTACATTATAACTCGTGGTTTGACGATATAAGCTGTACATCGTCAAACTAGTATATATGACAAATTAAAAATTGATCATGCGCAGAACGTATGCGGCGACGGCAACAACGAGAGCGAGCACCAAATCCCGGCGCATGAACCACACTATGAGGGCAAGAATCACGGCGTCTATGAGCTGGCGGTTGATGTTCATCGTATATCATATATTTATATTTTTTTCAGAGTCGAAAACGTCGACAAAAACGCTCATCATGGATTCAGCAGTTTTCTCAGTCGTTCTTCGTTTTCTGGACCGATGCCGTTGTATTCTATCTTCATATCGCGGATCACGATCGTCGGATCCTCCGATTTTGATTTCTCTAGGAATTCTTTTGTTATGTTGTCCCAGAAGTTATTTGCGTTTTTCT